GTACATTACTCGGTGAATCTCACCTTGCTCATCTGACTCTGCAGTCAAGTAAGCAATAATGTCAGGGATTGCAGGCAGCGTGTTCTTTGAAGAACCCACTAGCATCGGAACAGTTTTCACTGCACCTGTCTGGTCATCCTTTTCATCTTGTGCGTGAGCAACAAGGATGGCAAGGAACGGAGACGAGTGCAACTTGCGAGTCATGTCGGTGACCCAGTCTTTGAGATCGCCCCACTTGCCAAACTTGTTGTTGCGGTTTTCAGGTTTTTCTGCAAAGAACTTCTCTGCCCTGTCCATCGCAACTCCAAGAGTGTCAATGATGACGGTCTTGTACTTGTGCTTTTGTGTTACGAGGGCGTTGATTGCTTTTTCCATTTCTTCGTGAGAAGTAATGTCCATTACATCTACGTCTTTCCAGTCACGAGCGATGGCGGAAGATCCACCTTCGGTGTCGAGAACAAGAACTGGTGCTAGCTCAGCAACCTGTGCTGATGATGCAGCAAACCAAGACTTACCACGCTTTGGGTCTCCATACACAAGTATGGACTTAGGCGAGTTTAGCTGGTGTGCCTTTTTGATGAACTGCTCAAACGGCAGTTTTGGGAATTCGCTCATTTTCTATTTCCTCCTTAGGGAAGTTCCATTGTAACATATTCAATGACACTATTTTAGCTGTCGATTCTGCCCAAAGCATACACAAATATCATTGATCTGTATAGCCTGTACAGTCCTCGAGCTAAGGCCACTGACATAATTACAAGCAGTGTAAAGCTTAGCCAAGGTGTCTCTACCTCACCGGCAGAGATGAACATAACTAACGAGAACAAAATCCTAAAGGAAAAACCCAGGAAAACGCTCGTTATCAATACTCCTCTGCTAAGCATCAAGCACCTTGCAGTTGAAGCAATTCTTTTCGCGTGGGAAATCTTCGAGGTCTGTGCCTGAAAGAATCTCCGCCCACACACGGACGAGTCTAGTCCACATTGTTAGGGCAAAGCTTTCGTCGTACTCGAAGGTGTAAGTCCACACATCTGGGTCGTAAGTTCCGTCTCGGTTGATGAACACAAGCGAGCAAGCGTCGATCTTGGTTCCGGCCTTGTTCAAACCCCAAGCATAAATCTGAGCTTGTGCGTAATACTTTTTGAGGCTGTACATAGCATCAGCATCCTCTGACAGTCCGTGCACAACCGCCTGAAGTTTCTTAGACTTGTCTCGCTTGCTAGTCTTCCAGTCGATCAGGTGATTGCCCTGAACTAGAACCAAGTCAGGCTTTGATTTGATAACTCCGTATCCAGCAAGCTCTCCAAGCACAATGGTCTCTTCGACTAAAGCACCTTCAAACTCTGGGTAAGCTTCGAGATCTACTGTCTCGATTCTGTTCTCTAGGAACTCGTGAGTGGCAGTGCCAATCTTTGCGCCGAGCCAATACTTGAACTCGCCACCCGGGATTCCCTTTAGTTTTTTAGCTAGGTGATACTCGCAGGGGTCAGAAAAATCTGACGCACCTACCTTGACCTGACGGTCTCTAGCAGACTCTTGTTTGAACAACCCAAGTGCTAGCTCTTTGATTCTGTTGTCAGCTATCATGCTTCTCCTTTTGTTAGGATTTGAAATTCCAAATCCGCCATTTTGCCCCAAAATTTTTTTTTGGATTTTTGAACTTTTCAGAACAGTTGATCTTCTTTGCGACCGAAATCGATTCCGCCCCACACTCCGTAGGACTCTTCGTTAGCAACCGCAAAGTCGTAGCACTGCTTTAGGATTGGACATCCGTAGCACAAGGCTTCGACATCGTCCTCACTAAGAAGTTCATTGTATACCTTATCTTCATCTAAATCAACCTCTGCACCGGACTGGTCGTAATCCATATAGTAGTAAGGATTATTCAGGCAGGGGTAGTACTGGTTCTTGTCCTGAGCCTTTGAGAGGGCATGCCACTCGGGCATTGCCTCCTTCAGAACTCCGTAATAGCTAGCTCCGTCAAAACTATCTAAGATCCCCCTCTGAGGCTTGCTTGGCTTAGCCAAGTTCTTCTTCCTTAGTTAGTTTTACAAAACCCTTTTCATAACCCTCGATAATTCGTGGAGTCAAGAAAAATAACTGCTCTCTTGTATAGCACACAGAGCAACCGCAGAAATACTCTTCAGAAAGAGTCACGAAATGTTCTTCTTCGTCAATACTCTCTTCGCAAGCAAAAATGTACTCCTGGAAGTCGCGTTCTAGTTCACGCGACCACTCAGTGTTGATTATCTCGAATCCCCTCATTTCTTTTTAGCCGGCTCGAATGCTAGCCTGCTGATTTCTTCGGCTGCGAGTAGAACAGCGATTGGTGCGCTCGCAGTAATCACAACGCCAACCCAAGCTCTGTAATCTACAAAGCTTCCCTCCCAGAAAGCTAATGTATGAGCAATGTTTGCGACAACCGAGATCCCGGCAAAGAAACCTAGTGCTAGAACAGTTCTAACAATTGACTCACCACGAGCCTTGAAAACAATCAAAGCAATCGTGTATGCCAAAATCGCAGCGTCGATAAATAACGCAGGCAACCATCTAAAGTTTTCTGGCAAGCCAGTCCAAGCAGAAGCGTCATAGATACCACTAAAAGAAACTATAAAAGAACTGATCATTAGCACTGCCACAAGCGCAACTGCTGTGGCTAGAACCGGAATCGAATCGGGGTTGATTCTAGCTCTTTTTGGTTTTACTTCCTCTTGTATTTCCATTATCTCCACTTCCTTGAATGCGTGTTGCTTCTCGTCGTATTCGATTGGTCGCACCGGACCAAAACCCACCACTTCATTCCTCATCCTTTAGAATCCTTAGCAATTTACTTACTACGTCAGTTCCCCAAGGGGTATTCCCGGTGGAGTAGTACTCAACCATCTCAATAGCATCCGCAAGAATCTTCTTAGCCTGCTCAGACTCAAGATATAAAGCATATTCTTGTGGCGAATAGGTTGGTGGATTTAGCTTATTATCTACTACCCATTTATTATAGTCCTCTAGCAACTGAATGTCAACACTGGTTTCAAACTCAATTACTTCTCCGGTTAGCATATTTACTACCTCGTGCTTAGGCACTTTGCGCTCCTTCTAGCTGGTCTACCAGCTCCTGTATTACTATGGTTTCCCAAGGCTCACCCTGACTTTTTACAAGCTCAAGTATCCTTTGGCGTTCTTGATCCTTGGCGTGGGCAATTGCCTCATCTAAAAAGCTTTTTTTTCTCATACTAATAGGGAATCCCTCCAGCTCTCATAACTTTCATCGCAAGTACATCCGCACTCTGTTTGGCATACTTCGCAACTTACGTGCTCGCCCTCGCAACTACAATAATTCACAAATGAACCCATTACGCTATTCCAACCTCTCTCTTTACAAATTGCCAGAAATCCTCGTAATCCTCGATATCCAGCTCAGAGCCTCGCAAATACCTATCGTAGTGTGTAGTACACATACCCTTAGCACGACTTGGCTTATCGCAATCGTCCTCGATACATTTTGGTGCTGTCTGTCTCTTTAGGATGACATAGTGAAAATGACACAGGCCTTTGCCGTGGTATTTTCTTTCGCAACCCTCGGTGCTACAGGTTTTCATTTTGAAGCTCCAACATAATCCAGTCAAAAGCATTCTTCCAAGAGTCGCATCCGGTGCACTGGCACTCGGTCTTCTCTTTGAACTCACGAAGCAAACTCAGCAAATGCTCACGCTCTCTTGAGAGTCCTTCGTTGTATGCTTTGATTGATGTTGACGCTATTATCTCTTGTAAATCACTCATTACTGATCCTTCCTTAGAGTGTTATTCATTTTTAGCTGGTTAGTTATCAGGTTAGATAGCTGACCTTCATCGTAGGTCTCCTCAGCGATAATCTCATAGCTGATTACAGACTTGCTTTGACCTCGCCTATCTAGCCTACCGGAAGCCTGCTCATTTAGCAAGCCGTTGTCGTCCTTTGACAACCAAACCACGATGTTCGAGGCCTCCTGTAAGCCATCTGTGCCTTCTCCGACCGCCGAAATAACCGCCACGATAAATTGGATATCGCCGGCTATAAAGGCCTCTAGTGCCTTGTCTCGAACCGACTGGGAGTTAGCTCCAGACCACTCGAATGCTGTGTGCCCAGCTTTCCTTAGCCTCTTGGTAGTAATGCTGGCAAACTTCTGGCTATGGGTTAGCACAAGCATTTGCTCACCCTCTGGATGGTCCCCGATGATCGAGAACAGTTCGTCCAGCTTTGTGGACTTACAATCCTCCGCAAAGTCTACAATGCCATCGTCGTTGACGATTGGAACGCCAAGTGTAATCTGTCGAAGCCTGATTCGAGTAGCGACCGGAACCTGAACGGCTAGTGGGTTCTCCCCTAGCCACACAAACAAGTCCTTCTCGAGCTTCTTGTAGATACGCTTTTGCTCTGCCGACAACTCGACCGTCCTGACCTCAGTCTGGATGGCAGGTAGCTCGCTGTCGATTCCCTTTGGATGGAACTCGCAGCACTTCTCACGCTTTAGGTGTCGGATGTAGCAAGGTATTGTGTTTACGATTGCTCCCGGGTAAGCCTCACCCGAGACAACCTTGCCAGCAAAATGGTCCATCTTTGTCTCACAGTAAGCTTCAACCCAGTTCCAGAAAGACCTGCCAGCAACCTCTGGATAAATCCACCGGATGATAGACCAGAATCCCTCGACCTTGTTGCCAGCGATTGTTCCTGACATACCAATACGCCTTTTGGCTTTGAGAGTGTGAAGCATTTTTGACGTTGTGCTCTTGCGATTGGAAGCTCTATGAATTTCATCGAAGATTGCTAGCTCTGGAACAATGCCAACCCAGTGAAACTTGCGGAAGAACTCTGGGCTGATGATATACCACCCAGCCTTGCCTTTCTCGAGATCAACGAAGGCTTGCTTGCCCTCCTTTGAGCTGTTGATGTAGCGAACTCTGGCCTCTGGTATCTGCCTGAGAATAGTCTGCTCCCACGCCCTCTTGTGTGTGCCTTTGGGGGCTATCACAAAGTTTGTAGTAGTTTTCATTCTCTTAGCTACCTCGATGGCGATTAGAGTTTTACCTCCACCAACTTGGGTAGCTACGATACCAGTGCCGTTGTTCTCAATCAGCTTCTTGATGTCAAGCTCTTGGTAAGCATAAGGCTTTAGTGGCTCCAGCTTTATCAACGGTTCTCAGCCTCCCAGTAGTTCTGGTGTTCCATAAAGTCAAAGCTGTAGTCAGGAAATGGAGAGTTGTCAGAACGCCTTTGAGCAGTCGAGACCCAATACCATACCCAAGTTGCGAGTAAGGCAATAGCTCCGATTCCTAACGCCCAGCTAAACAGATACACTTGCGATGATCTCCGGTGCGTAGTTGTCTCTGTAGACTGCTGGCACGACTGATTCATCGCCCTCAACAAAAATGATGTCGCCATCGTCGATAATGACCTGAGCGTGGCCCCTGATGTTTCCAATACCGATACCGAATACTTCCAGTATGTAGTTGGCAGGGTAAAGCCCAGGAAGTCCCGTAAGACTCCACTTACCGCTCGAGTCATCCGAGATGTCAGGCTTGATTACATCAGAAGCAGTCTCAGCTAGAATCTCTTGGACTGTCCGATAGTTGCTTGTGCCGATGGCCTTACCTAGGTGAGTTCGTGGCACACCAGCTTCCTCAGCAAGGCGTAGAGCAATGTCTCGCTCTGACTTGTATGAGGATAGCCTCTCGATTAGTTCCTGCTTTAGCTCAGCTTCGATTGTAAGCTTAGCAATCTGGTATGCCCTGTGCTTTTCGCTCAGGGTATCCAGAGTTTGCTTTGCGTGTGGGTTTAGTCTAGTCAAGGTCCTCCACCTCTCCGTCTGCTATTACTGTCTTTACCATTAGCCCCTCGACTACCCCGATGGTTAGCGATGGGTATTCCCTAGAGAGTATGGCAAGTTCCCTAGGGTCGATTACTGTATCGCCCTCGGTCCACACCTCTAGGACGTGCGTATCGTCCGTTAGGGGATACCACTTGAAGCCGTCAAGGTTAGGAGTGTCGGACATAAAGCGACCCTCTTCTCTTGCTGGTCCAGCTAGGTTGATAACTTCGTCTTGGTCTCCTGTGATGATATATTTCATATTACTCCTTACTTGTTATGGCATCTATCACACGAGCATTCGTGCGTTGATACCGGTGTTGGCTGTGTCCGGTGGAACTCGGTTGTTCCCCATTCTAGGTCGTGGCCCAAAGCGGTTGCTTCGATCTCGACGCTAGTTCCGGCTCTCTCTCCGTTGTCCCAGTCTCGAATCTTCATCAAACCAGAAACTATAACTCTATCTCCTTTTGACACAGAGCTTGCGGTGTTTATCGCTAGTTGCCTAAAGGCAGAAACGGTATACCAGTTCGTTGTTGCGTTAGGGTCTTTACTATCGTGCTCAGCAAGCCTGAACGACGTGATGGGCAAACCCTCCTGAGTAATTAGATGGCGTGGTGTAGTTGCTACCAGCCCCGATATTGTGATGCTAGACATTTGTTCTCCTTTTGAATTTTAGTTTCAGCCATTGCCCTAAGGTAATTGGCTTGCGTTTTGAAGCTAGATATAGGTAGTAGAGTTCTTCTTGCCGAAGATCCCGACTAGGGTCTAGGTAGTCGCCGGATTTAGCCATTTGCTGACCCCTCTCTCTTCTTGTGGGAATCTCTTGAACTCGTAGTTCGGTAATGAGTTGAGGAAATCCATAATCGCTGGTGGGCAATCATCTTTGACGACATCCTCGAACGCAATCCATTCGTCATAGTCGGTGAGTGGGAACTGGTTTACATAAAGGTCTCCGAGTAGAAACTCAATCTCCTTGATGTTTTCCGGTGCGACGTAGAGTGCGGTGTGGAACTTCTCGCTGTTAGTTTGAATCTCCACTACCTCTCCGTTTTCCTCGAACACCTGCCACTCGTAAGCGGTTAGGTGTAGACGGCCTTTGCCGTCGGACCACAGGTTCAGGTCGTAATCCATATTCATTAGAACGCTCCTTGTGCTTCTAGGTATCGGTCGATGTCAGCTTCAAAGCAGTCATCACACTTTGTGAATATCCTTTTGTCCATAGGGGTAAACAATCTGGCAACGTTGTAGTTGCCAGCGTCGAACCCCTTATAGATTGAGGTGTTGTCGGGTGTGAGTTCGGCCTCACAATCGTGGCAGAACTTAGTCATTGAGGTTCTCCAATGTGCCGGGGTCGATCTCGAGGATGTAGCCCTTGTCTTTACAGGTAAAGCCGGGCATATCGTTGATACTCATTTCCCCAAGCTCAACCTGTTCGATAAGCTTGAGAGCTTCCTCTCTCGAGTCTGCTGTGATGTAGCCCTTGTAAGTGTATGTTTCGTCATACCAGAATGAAAATTCCATTACTTTATCTCCTTGTCAATGTATCCGATTCGTGTTGCTAACCTGCTCAATTTGTTGAGCGAGGTCTTATAAGAAGCATAAGCTTCTGACATAGCCTTGTCAAGTGCTGGGTCCATTTCCCTCCAACTGCCGTGTAGGCAGTCAGATATCAGAGGCATACCCAGCTGGTCCATTTCATCCTGAACAAGGAATGTTATACAGTCCCTAAAGGCTTGCTGGTTCATTAGCACCCTCCTCTAGGACTTTGGCGACCTGTAGCATAAAGTCAGCCCTGCTGAACTCTAGGCTCTTTGTAAGGACATCCAGCAAGTCTGCTGAGATATCCTTTTTGCCTCGCTCTACCTCTGAGATGTAGGCGTAGGAGATGTTAGGGTTTACTTCTCTCAAAGTAAGCCCTAGCTTTGTTCTACGGCTTCTGAGGACCTGTCCAATTGCGTGTCGAGTTCTCATTAGAAGCCCAGCCCATCTCTTAGGTCTGTGTAAATCTCTTCTAACTGGCCCCTTGTAGGGTCTGTAGGGCTGTCTAGCAGGAAGCGTAGCCGGGACAGGGTCTCTGGGACTTCGTGCCATTGAGCAAGGCTCAGGCCCGAATCCTTGTCGCTTGCTAGCTTAGCCTTCATAGCTAGGTCTAGCTTGGTTGAGTCCGGCTCAGAGTCCAGTTGATCAAAGAACTTGACTGGCATCTCGCTTACTCGGATGATTGCGAAATCGGACTCTTGGATAACTCCCCAAGCTCCGTCGCCTGATACATACATACGCATTATGCGTTCTCCTTTGTTGGTAGTTGTGATAGTGGGAAGTGGCAACCGTAGCCTGTAGCTAGGGAACACTCGACATTGTCGTCGCCGTCGTGCCACATCTTATCTGACCATAGCCAGATAATTCGTGAGCAATACTCGCAGGTATCCTCCTCGAGTTCCATTTATGCGGTCTCCTTTGTGTTTGTGTTTTTGGCTTTGTATATTTCGTCCAGAGGGACGGCTACCTTTCCAGCTAGCTTTTCAAAGTATACAGACTTTTCCTTAGCTTTGTGGGCTTTTCCTTTTTCTTTTTTCTCTAGCAAATCGTGAGCGATTACATCTAGAAGCGTCGACTTGTCCCAGAGAGCTTCCTCGAATGAGAGGAGTTCATTTTGGGTCAAATAGATTGGGTATAGCTTTTCCATTTATTCTCCTTTAGACATATTTGATGGTTAGAGCATTGAATATGTTTTCTTATTGTATTATGTACTATTTTATTTTTTCGCAATAATAACTTTTTATTTGATAAAAAAAATAGTATTTGTAAATGTTGAGTTTTGTTTTTGGGTGTCAAAGCATTATATATGTCGGAGTGTCGAACATATGTAATGCTTTTTGGGGTAGTTTTGGTGTCTCCCTATCCCTTCATATTATATATTATAATAATATATATTAGATAATGATAAGTGAGAGCTGGGACTAATTTTTGTGGTCCCAGTCCTCGAACGACATCCTGTAATCTTCCCTAGCTTCGTCCTCCCAATACTTGCGGTATCGGTTGTCCTCGTAGACTTCGTACATAGTTGCCTTGTTGCCAACTAACGCACCCTCGTAGGTGTAGAACAGGCCGTCGATCTCGACGAACTGCCACAGGAACTCCTCGAACTCGTTGTCCTCCTCGTTGCCGTAGTAGTCCTTAGAGATGTCGGTGTAGTAGTCATCCCACTCGCTCCAGCTACCACCGAAGCCAGCAGTCATCTTGCGGAACTTGTTGTAGCTGGATGTAGATACCTTTTCTACATAGTCCGGTGCGGTTGTAGGCAAGGTGTTGGTGGCAGTAATAATGCCATTGACAACTGTATACAAAGCAGACTCTGGGGCTTCTTGGATAAAGACAGGCTTGAGTCGCAAACGCTTGAGAGCTGTCAAAAGGATAGACTCTGTAGAAGCGAACACGAACGAACCGTCAGCAACCTGAGAAATCCAGAGCGGGCTGTGGCTAAACCGACCGACATTGAGAATGCCTGCCTTAGCTTGGTCTAGCCACGCCACGCTAGCGTCGCCGTCGAGCATATCGAAACGCTCGTAGCCAAACTGCTGTAGGATGGCTGGTATAACGGATGTATCTACCTCGGGCAACTTGAAAGGTAGTTCGGAACGAACCCGAGTGTGATTGTAAATAACACCGTTGTGAACTAGAGCAATATTCTGGTCAGGCGACATTACTGGGTGATTGTTGGCATTATTCTTGATAGTGCCGTGAGTAGCTAGCCTAGTATGTAGGATAGCTGTATGGGTCTTACTGGGCATACTACGAAGCGACAGGCGTGAACCTGTAATGTCTTGCTTGTAGAAGCCTGAGTCTTTTGGAGCCTGCCACGCAAAGCCTGAAGCCTGTGAGCCACGAGATTCTAATCCGGTGAGCAAGGCATTGCTGAGCTTGCGTGGGTTTATCTTAGAACCACGAGATAATGAAAATCCGCCAATTCCGCACATAATATCTATTCCTATCCGAGCAATCCTGCTCTGTTATCGTTTTCCAACTAAGTCCAGGATACGGTTGCTGGCATTGGTTTGTCAAGTTCATTCTGAAAAATCTGGGCAAAATCCCCGGGTTTTGGCCCCCTATGGGCCTCCTATATAGGGCTGTTCTTTAGTGTTTAGCATAGTGTTGCAAAGATCAATAGTTATATAATGCAGGCTTTCGCTTCGTTGCTCGCGCAGGCCTACGCTCAAGCCTGGCAATCAATTAGTTAGGAGATGATACACGACAATAAATTATTTATAGCAATAGTAATTTCATGAATCATAGTAATGGCAACAATAGTTGTGATGCTTGTTGCAGTAGAAATAGAATGTGGAAATACTGCATTCTGTATTAAGTAATAGAAAGGTTACATGCAGTATGTTATTTATCAATGGCGTTCGTGAACGCGCTGAGTTAGCAGTAAGTGCATTAAGAATAGCTATAGGAGATTCATCAGTTTCAGCAAGAGATGAAGATAATAATCTCAGATTTACAGAAAATGGTGTAGAAGTAATATCAAACATTATGTTCACAGTTCAAGATCCACTTGATACTGAACGTGGATATAACAGAGTTATTAGAATGCCAAATCTACCAAGTGCAGTTAGCAGTAGCAGCTGGATGAGAACTCCAGATGCTGTAGATGCACAACTTGGTTTAGATTGGCTAAAAGCTAATAAACTTAACTACATTACATGGGTTAGTTATATTGCAGAACTAAGAAAAGATCAAATAGAGACTCAGTTATCTTATGAGTTGTCTGTTGGTACTAGTATGGATAGTATAGAACTAGAAAGATGGCGTTTTCAAGTAGATAGAACTATAAGACAACCAAGTTTATTAAATAACTTCGAGGAGTCAGCAATATATCTAGGTCTTATGAAATTAGCAACTCTTAAGAT